AAATGGGGATTACATCTAGAATACAGTAATATAGATACAAATGAATTAGAAAATAACATACCATTTAAAAAATATCTTAATGAATATTTTGCTTTTTCTAAAATTTATATTACTAAATTATTAGCAGAAAAAAATGAACCATTCACTATGGTAGATACGGATTTATGGATAAATTCTCCTTTTAGCATTCCCGATGTAGATATATTATTTAATCACGATGAAGTAGTTATTAATCATGAAGATCATTACCCTAATGGATATATATATCCTAAATATTTTTTAAATGAAGATGATGATGATTTAAATATGTTTAATCATGTATCAAATCCAATAAATGCTTCTATAAATTTTTATATTTCTAATTTCCAAAATCCTATAAACGATTGGTATGATTTTGTTATAAAAGTAATAAACAGAAATAAAGATATAAAAAATGAAATAAAAAGAAATGCTAAAATGCTATTTATTGAGCAACAGGCTTTTCCTAAATTTTTAGAAAAACACAATACAAATTTTGATTTTATATTACATAGTTCCTATATAACCCACGGTGACGGCCTTGTTGGAGATGGAAGAGAATGGGAACCTAACATATATTCTAATCCTCAATTTGCATATGAAGCTAATTTAGTAAAACATATATGGGGACTAAAAAAATGCTATGATAATCAGTATGTAAGAGAAGCTATTATAGAACTAATATTAAACTCCCTCCAATCATACCCCCCAAAAATCCATAAAAAATATAATTCACTAATATCAACAGTAAAAAATCTTATATAAAATTATGTGGTTATATAATAATAAAGTTATAGAAACATTAGACGATTTTCCTCTCAACATATACGGGTTTATATACATAACTACTCATATACCCAGCGGGGTATCGTACATTGGTAAGAAAGTACTGTATCACAATGTAAAACGCAAGTTAACACGCAAAGAACTAGCCGAACACCAAGGTGTAGGTCGTAAACCAACCCACCAAGTAGTTCAAAAGGAAAGCGATTGGAAAACATATTACGGCTCTGCTAAACCTATTCTAGAAATGTTAAAAGAAGGTAAACAGCAAGAATTCAACCGCGAAATACTAGAGCTAGTTTATAGTAAAAAATTATTAACATATTACGAGTGTAAGTATTTGTTTAAATATGGAGTGCTAGAAAACCCTTTAGAATATTTTAACGATTCAATCCTTGGAAAATTCTACACAAGTGATTTTAAGTAATTGATATTCTTGGTAAATTTTTTAATATTTATCATCGATGATAGGTATTTATAAAATTACAAATCCAAAAGGAAAAATATATATTGGTCAATCAACTAATATAGAAGATCGTTGGGAAAAAGGACACAAATATAATTCTGGGAGTGGTAAAAAGTTAAAGAATTCTTTTAAGAAATATGGTTGGGAAAACCATAAAAAAGAAGATATTGAAGAATGTTCTGTAGAAGAACTTTCAACCCGAGAAACTTATTGGATAGAGTACTATGATAGTTATAAAAAAGGACTTAATTCTACTCCTAAAGGAGGAATACAAGGTTATAAAGATGAACAATGGAGAAAAAACCATTCAGAAGGATTAAAAGGTAGAAAAGGAGTTTGGGAAGGTAAAACTCGTCTTGAACATAGTGCTTTTTTAAAAGAAAATGGTTGTGGCTTATCTTATGAAAGAACTCAAGAACATAAAGATAATCTTTCTATAATGATGAAAGAAGTATGGAAAAATAAAAAAGAAGAAATAAGTAAAAAAATTACACAAAACAAAATAGGAAAAGGATTAAAACCTATTATTTGTGATACTTTATTTGGAATAGAATTCAAATCATTATCAGAAGCAAGTGAGATTTTAAATTTAAATAAAGGTAACATATGTGAAGTTTTAAAAGGAAATAAAATTCATATTAAGGGATTTGTTTTTCGATATAAGAATTTGGCTATTTAGTCTTAATTTCATATATTCCCCACTATGATAAATCAAACTCTAGTTACGCTAGTAAACTCTGTACTTGGTACCGGAAAACTTACTGCTAGAGGGAATGCGGCTTATACTTGTCCTTTTTGCAAACACACCAAACCAAAACTTGAGATAAACTTTGATGAAGAATCAAAAAGCTATGAAAGTTGGCATTGTTGGGTTTGCAACAAGAAAGGTAAAAAATTACACCAAATGTTTAAGCTTATTGGTGTGCCCGGAGAAAAACTTGTAGAACTTAAATCTATAGTTAAAACATATTTTGTTATAGATACTCCTAAACAAGAAGAGAAATTAGAATTACCTAAAGAATTTAAATCGCTACTTGAGATTACACAAAATGATATTACAGGAAGACACGCTATAGCATACCTTAAAGCTAGAGGTACTACAAAAGACGATATTATCAAATACAATATGGGATATTGCGAAAAAGGAAGATATGCTAACCATATTATTATCCCATCGTACGATGCAAATGGCAATCTAAATTATTTTACTGCTAGAACATTTAACCAAACCAGCACTGTAAAATATAAAAACCCATCTACATCCCGCAATATAATACCATTTGAAATATTCATAAACTGGAATGTACCTGTAATATTGTGTGAAGGTCCGTTTGATGCTCTAGCAATTAAACGAAATGCAATACCATTACTAGGTAAAACAATACAATCTAGTTTAATGAAAAAACTTGTTACATCTGCTGTAGAAAAAATATATATAGCGTTAGACAAAGATGCACAAAAACAAGCATTAAACTTTTGCGAAAACTTAATGAAAGAAGGAAAAGAAGTATATCTTGTAGATTTACAAGACAAAGATCCGGCAGATATGGGATTTAAAAATTTTACTCATCTCATTCAGGAAACTTATCCTTTAACGTTCTCTGATCTTTTAGAGAAAAAACTCCAACTAATATGATACTAAAACACTCGTATGATAGGATACTAGAAATATCCGATGACTACAAACAAATTACGTTACCCGATTCTCGTTATTATAGACGTAATGGAGAATATTATCCATCTATCACTTATGTACTACAATATTATCCAAAGGGTAAACATTTTGAAAATTGGCTTAAGCAAGTAGGATATGCATCAGAATATATAGTTAAAAAAGCAGCCGAAGAAGGTACTCAAGTACACGAATTAGTAGAAAAATATTTAAACGGAGAAGAACTTCACTACCTATCTAAAAATGGAGACCCAATATACTCACCTGAAGTTTGGCAAATGTTTTTGCGATTTACAGAATTTTGGGAAACATATAATCCTAAACTCATAGAAACTGAAGTTCACCTGTTTTCAGACGAACTTAAAGTAGCAGGAACATGCGATTTGATTTGTGAAATAGATGGTAAACTATGGTTATTAGATATTAAAACCTCAAACCACATGCAAACTACCTATGAGCTACAAACCGCAGTTTATGGCAAATGTTACGAAGAATGTTTTGGCAAAACTATAGAAAACTATGGAATACTATGGTTAAAGTCATCAAAACGCAAAGTCAATAAAGATAAAATGCAAGGGAAGGGATGGGAAATAGTTACACCTGAAAGATCGCAGAATGAGAATCTCCATATATTTATGATGGTAAAACAATTATTTGATTTAGAAAACCCAAATGCGGAACCACAATTTGAACAATTTAAAACCATTATAAAAAGAATAATATGAACAAACAAATCTTATCCGAAGAATTTCAACGCATGCAGAAGCTTGCGGGGATCATTACTGAATCACAGTTGAATGAAACAATAGAAATGAAATTAACTGATTTAGGTCCTGAATTTGAAAAAGTAGTCAAAGAAATATTTGGAGAAAATGTAGAAATAAAAGATATCGACGTATCTTATAGACCAAGTACAGATACTGGTAATAAACCTCATTTATATATGGGAGTTACAATCCCAAGTGTAGGAGATAAAGATAACTATAAAGGTGCATTACTTAATATTGGGTTTTATAATAAAGAAGGAAAAGGAGTAGTAAAATTTGATAATTATTCTAAAGATAAAGCAGCTACAGCTATAGAATTTGAAAAGACACTAATCCCAGCATTTAAAAAAGCTGCTACTTTGGTTTTAGGAAAAATAGTAAAAGATCCTAAACAATTAGATCAAGCAACTGTTGGCTTTGGGTATAAATATGAAGAAAAAGATCAAGCAGATCTAGATAAATATATATCTGAATTACCTAATTTATCTTTACAAGAATCACTTAATATCGAATCAGCAGTAAACGAAGCATTAGCTAAATTTCGTAAGCTTAATTAAACATAATATCTAATATGAGCAAACAAATCTTATCCGAAGAATTTCAACGCATGCAGAAGCTTGCAGGCTTCCAGTTAAACGAAAATGAACAAATGTATGAAGCCAAAGAAGATTTATTTAACAAATATAAATCCAAAATCGAAACACTTCGCGATGAATTTATTGCTGATTTAAAATCAAATTTGAAAGATCTTAAAAAGCTACCTAAAGAAGATAAAACTAAATTATCTCAAATGATCCGTAATCTTACGGGAGCTGTAGATGATGCTTTAAGTGAGAATAAGAAAATAGAAGAAGCCTCTCTTAATCCAGAAGAACAAGAAATATTTG